AGGCCGGACAGTTCGGCATAGGCCATCGGATCGGTGCGCGCCGCCCGGCGCTTCGAGGCCGCATAGGACCGCACAAGCTCGGCCGTGCGCCGCTCCTCCTCCATGCCGCCGCCGGACATCGCGATGTCGGCCGCATTGGCCGCGATCAACCGGTCCACCCGGTCCTGCTCCGCATCGATCTGATCCGCCGACAGCGACCGGCCCTCCTCGATGCGCATGGCCGCCTCCTCGGCCGCATCGATGCGCATCAGCAGATCGGGATTGCCGTCCGCCAGTGCCCGAAGATCGGCAAACTCGCCGTCAAAGCCGCCGATCTCGACCTGATCCTCTATCGTGTCGATCCCAAGCCGATCCGCATCGATGACGTTGCGCATCTTCTCAAGCCGCAGCCCCAGCATCTCGAGCGCCCGGGCCGAGGCCGCGTCCTCGTCAATGCCGGAGCGCAGATCGGCGATGTCCGCAAGCCGGGCCTCCATCGCCTGCTCGATCTGGACCGATGACCACGTCTCATAGCCCGCAATCAGATCGGCCGCCGCAAAGCGGATCTCGCCCTCGCGCATCAGTTCCGGATTGTTCTTCGCCAGGGCCCGGAATGCGTTACGCTCCGCCTCCGGGATCGTGTAGCCGGGCGCCACGCCCGCAATCCGCTCGCCCGAGGCCAGTATCTCGGCCGCCCGGCGCTCCCCCTGGCCGCGAATGTATTCCGCCGCCCGATGAAACATCAGATCCATCTGGCGCTTCTCGCGCTCCGCATTCGCCAGATCGCGCTCCCGACGATCGGCCGCCTGGCGCGCGGCGGTATCGAACCGACCCATGAGCCGGAGCGCCTCACGCGGCGGCAGATCCAGATTGCCGCCTAGCACGCGATCGCGGAAATCGCTCGCAAACGCCTCCGGATCGGCCGTCTTCTCGAATGCCACCTGAACCGCCAGCCCGCGCAGATCCCGGCCGAGATCGCGCATCACCGCATCGATCTCGCCGGGCCGGGCCACATTAAGGCGCTTATCGTCGGCACCGAATGTCCGTCCGTCGATATCCACCTCACCGCGCGGGCCATAGCCGGCCAGCTCCGCCAGCGTGTCCGCCAGATGCGCCTGCATCTCCTCTTCGGTCGCGCCGGTGAGCGCCAGCCGCTCCCCCTCCATCTTGGCCGCCGCCACCGTCGCCTGAAACGCATCCCGCGCCCGGGCCGCCTGCCGGCGCACCGACAGATCAACCGCATGTCGCCGTGCAACCTCCGAAGCTCGCTCCCACCGCAGTTGCAATCGCGATTCCAGGCCGGGAATGCCCTCCGGCAATGCGCCGATCACCTGCGACCGGGCCTGATCCAGCGCCGGGCCGAGCTTGGAGACATTGCCGTCGGCCGCCTTCGCTGCGGCCGTGATCAGCTTGTCCAGTTCCATTTCCGCCCGGGCCGATACCACGCTTGCCGCGGTCTCGTTATATGCCCGGTCGCGCAGCGTGAACGGCTCGCGGAGCGCGATCTTGCCTTCCTTCGCGTCCCGCATCGCCTGACGATCGCCGCGCAGAAGCGCATCCCGCTCCGCCGCCGGGCGCAGAAACTCCCTGATCGGCGCAAACGCATCCACCACCGAGGCTTGCGGGCCCGCACGGGTGCCCGCCGACTGGCTGACCTCCGGCAGATACCGCGCCGCCGACTGGCTTAGCGGGCCGGTCCGGTCGTATCGCCGCACCCGCGCCATCAGGCCAGCGTCCGCCAGGCGTCAAGAAGCTGCGAGCCGCCCCGGATCACGCCCTCCGTGCGCGCCATCCGGCCTGCCGTCCGCTCCTGGCCGGCCTGAATCAGCAGCCCGCGCGCCCTGAACCGCTGTGCCTGGGCCCGCTGTCGGGCATTGCGTCGCAGCGTATCGAGATCCCGTCCAACCCGATCCGCGTCCGCAACCCGCACGGATCGGGGCGAGCCGACGAAGGGATTTATTCCCGCCGCCGCCTGCGTGGCTACCTGCTCGCCCACAAGCTGCGCATAGTCGGCGGCAAGATTGGCACGCCGCGCCGCGCCCTGCGCTAGCTCCTGCACCGGCCTGGTCACTGCCACCTCCACCTCCGCCATCAGAAAAGGGCTTACCGATTGCCGGCGCAACGCCACCTGCCGCACGGCGTCAATCGACATCAGCGCCGACCCCACCGAGAGCCCCCCAAAAAGAAGCGATGATCCGGACAGCGCCGCACCACCGGCCGCAGCACCACCGGCCGCAGCGCCACCGCCGGCAAACAGGCCCCCGAATGCGCCACCCAGCGCGCCGAATACCGAGCTCATGTCAGAACCTCACGTCGTAGGTTACATTGCGCAGCGCCCAGGCCCCGGCCCCCTCGGCCTCGATCGTCAGCCGAGGCCCGTAGGACCAGCCCGACAGCCCGACGATCCGGCGAATCCCCGTGAACGACGGCGGCGCGGTCTGATCCGTGCGCGCCCGATCATAACGCTCGATCGCTACCAGCGATCGCTCGTCATGCGCGCCCTCATCACCGCCCGTCGACAAGAATGTCTGCGCCTGGGTCCGGTCCAGACCCACCAGCGCCCGAAAGATCCGCTGCTGACGCATCGTCGGGCTTTCCTCGCCCTGGCCCCTGAACGGCAGCATCTCCACCCGGCACGTGATCGGCAGGCCCGCCAGATGCAGGGTCGGCGATCGGCCGGTATTCGGGATCGGCTGGGTCGCGCTCGTCGGCAGGCCCCGCCAGACCTCCCGGCCCGTCTGCGCATCGATGATGATGCACTCCCGGCCCTGATAGAACGACGGGATCCGGGTCCAGGACCGGAGCGCGCCACCGAGCCGAATGGCGAGTTGCGAATCCAGACCCGATCGGTCCGCATGATCCATGCGCTGAATCTGATCAGAGCGGCGAAAATCGATCTCCTGGGCCGTCCTGAACAGAAAACTGCCGTCCGACAGCCCGATCACCGACCGCCATTGCCGGCCGGCGGTGTTCATCCGCGACCAGGCAGACCGACCCTCGGTCCCGATCGTCGCCTGCGCGCCGGTGCCGTCGGCGTTGATCACCACCAGACGCTCCGGTGTCTCGGCATCGACAGACCTGGCGCGGGCCAGCTGAACCGGGACGCCCTCAAGCAGGTGCGAAGCCAGCGCCGTCAGCGCCGGCGAGGTGTAGTTGTCCACCTCCTCGGACCAGACAAACCAGCGCACATGACCGCCATCCGCGTCGACATAGACAGGCGCGTCCTGGACCGTCACCGGCGGGGTCGATATGCCGTAGCGCGACGCGATCTGCACCGATACATTTGCCGGCGTCACCGGCCTCTGCGGGATGTAAAGCTCCGCCCGATCGCAGAACAGGAACAGATCGCGGCCGGCATACAGATGCTCGATCCGCACCGCCTCCTCGGTCGCCGCCTGTATCAGCAGCGGCGATGACGCTATCGGCTCATCGTCGGCCTCGAAATCCCCGGTCCGGCCCGATCGCGAGGCGACAACCACATCCGGCGCATCACGAAATCCCGCCAGCCACAGCCGGCCCTGATAGTAGGCCCCGGTGGTCGGATAGCCGCGCGTCGCCGACCACAGCGGCTCCATGGCTCGACGCCCCCGCCGCGTACGCACAAACTCAGCGATCGTTGTGGTCTCCTCCGAAGGCGTGTCGCGCAAAACCTTCGCGACCAGTAGCGTCTGCGGCCGGGCCAAGAGAGTGACATCGATCGTCGCGTTATTCGTGGAGGAACTGACGGCGACAAAGCCGTCGTCTATCTGACCTCTATCGTTTCTCAAATCCAATGCCTCGGCCACCGCCTGTCGGATATCGCGGCGCGTATTGACCTCGGATTCACCGCCCGGCACAGGCTGCGACGGATTGCCCTCGTACTCGATCACGATCTGTGCGCCGGCATCTAAATGTTCCAGTCGGAGCGTCTGAATCTCCCGCACCCCTGCATTTGTCGTGTCATCATATCCAAACCGCGGCACCGACTCGAAATCCACATCGGCATGGGTGATCGTCGGCGTCTGGGCCGTGCCTGCCACCACCAGCGTCGCCGGTGGATGATCCGGATGCAGCAGGAGCAGCCCCCCATCCACCGGGATCGACCGCACGGTCTGGGATTCGGATTCGGAATACGGCGTGTCCTCACGCGCCACCGTTGTCGCCGTCGTGGCCGACATCCGCCAGAGTTCCGCCTCCTCGTTGCGCAAAATGACCACGAAATCGCCCAGGGTCGCGTGCCGGATCTCGTGCAGGCCGCCAGGAACAACCGCCGCGGTCGTGGCCGCATTCGGGCCGGACGGCGTGTCCGCGACGAATATCCCCGGGCGGCGGCGCACCGGACCCTGCGGCAGCGCGATCCCCTCATCGATCCGCGCCGCGGCGGAATAATATTGTTCGAGATCCTCCCGAGCCGCCAGGAGCGGATCAATCTCCCCCGAGGCAAAGCCGGTCTGTGTATGGCGGGCCACCGGCACCGTCAGTCCCCCAGCCGCATGGCCGAGCCGAATCTCACCTGCGAAATCGGATCGCTGTCATCGAGCAGAGATCGCGTTGGCGCGCCGCGCGAATCCGCACGAGTCGCATCGGCAAACAAACCGCCGTCATTGCGCCGACGCGAGGTGCCATAGGCGTTGTCGCGATGATGCGCCTCACGGCTGACGGATTCGGTGAGCGGCAGCGCGAAATCAGCCGCCAGGGCCTCGATCGCCAGCGACAGAAAATAGCCCGGCCATTCCGCCTCCCGCAGACGGCTCGTGTACTCGATCACCACCGTTTCATATTCGCAGAGGATCCACCGGCTCTCGATCCGATACCGAAACACCCGGTCCGCATTCTCGTCGAGAGAATCAAAAACACCGAGCGGAATGCCCACACGCTTATCGTTCACGGCCGGCATCAGATATGCGTATTTCCAGCGATTGATCGGCGCGCCCGCAGCATCCCGCGCCAGCTCTATCCGCCGGCGCGCGAATTGCCAGTCGTATCTACCGAGCAGCGTCAGGATCGTCGGCTCATAGAGTGAATGGACCCGGCGCGCGGGCGCCGAGTCCTCGGTGAACGACGCCAGCCCGGACTCTCCGAGCCGGGCCAACGCTTGATTGGCAACATCCAGCGCAGAGCGCGCCATCGCCCTGGCTCAAAACGTCTGCAGCGCGGAGAACGTAACGACTCCAGCGGTGGAGATAGCCGACACCTGACCCATGAATGTCTGATCCGTCGCGCCGACGATGATCACATCGCGGACCGACAGCACATCACGGGCATCGTTGAAATAATTGGCGGCCTTGACGGCAGCCCTGTTGTCGCCGGCAGGACGGTAGCTCCAGATTCGGAGTCCGCCGCCGCTGCCGCCGTGGTTTTCCAGCCTACGGCGTTGGAATGCCATGATTAGCTCTCCCTCGCGGTGATTTCGACAACGCCGTCATCATCGATGACGACCGAGCCGGCGGAATACACCTCGGCGCAGAGCCAGGATGTTTTCTGCGCTACATAGTTGATCTCCATGCGCGCATCGATGCCGGTTGCCAACCCCGTGCTGGATTTCGCCAGCGCGTAGCAGGTCCGATCGTTGCCCGTTTTAGTCAAGCCGCCCTCCTGGCGGCTGGCGATCCAGCGGAAATCGAATCCCATATAAGACATCAATTCGCCGTTAGTGAGCGCCTTGACCGTCCCGTAATCACTGGATGTGACTTTCTCCTCGCCGAGCAGCGCCTCTTTTCCGAAGTGGCTACCGATCAGGGTGAGATCATCATCGGATACGCCGGCATCGCCGAGCTCCCGCGACGCCCGGATCAGTTTGGCCAGGTTGAGATTGGAGTCGTTGCCACCAACATCGTTGCCGACCGTGTGGTGCGGCGTCGACGCATCCAGAGCATCGATGATGAGCTGATCCTCGCGCCGCTTGATCGCCATAGCGATCGTTTTTGCGAGCTCGGACCGCTCTTCGATGTTTGTCCTGGATTGGTCAAAAATATCGGTATACTCGGCTGCTACCCAGTTGGTGAGATTCGCCGTGCGGTTGGCGTAGGTGATGTTCATCGGCGAGATGTCGGTCTGTGGTACGCGTTCCGTCGCCTGACCCTGTCCCATCACCGAGAAACGGTGAGACTTGCCCACGACACGCGTGCGCTCCCTCACCCGACCGCGGATTTTACCCATATCCTGATATGCGTGTTTGACTTCCGCATCAAACGACTGGATTTCCACGGTCGATAGATTCCGGCTCATGCCGTCCTCCTCGATTTGATTGATATGTGAGTGAGGGCCGAATGAGCGGCGGTCGCGGATCTGGCCCGCGAGGGCGTCGACCGGTCGGGTCAGGCCCTAGTCTGCGTCAGACGATTCCGCCCCGTCAACCCCCCGGTCGCGCAACCGGTCACGCGCGACGATCAGCGCGTCCAGAACCTCGGGCCTGGCCTCGGCCGTCGCGGCCAGGATCGCGCCCTCGATCGCGGCATCGAGCGGCGCGGCCGCATCGTCCGAGGGCGGGGCCAGGGTGATGATCTGCCACAGCGCGCCCGAGCCGCCGCCGGCCCCCGCGCCGCGCTTGTCCCATAAATGATCGACCGACAGCAGCAACGCCGCCGTCTTGTGCTTGTCCGGATCGAGCAGCGCGCATTGCAGGTGATATTCGATCTCCGACTCCGCCCGCCGCTGGACGATCAGCCACTCTGGACCA